TGCTTGGAGAGAATATAATGATGCACCACTAAAACCAATGGGTGACTGCACAATGAAATGCACCAATGAAAATATAAGATGTCACAATATAGCATTTAGTGGGATGCTTTCTACAAGGAATCCCAACGGTGGTAGCGATGCCGAAGGGTCAATGGATATTACAATTCCGATGGAAGGTGATTGGGATTGGGTGAAGAATTGGGTATTCAATGGCGGTAAATTGGTTATCTTCCCCCCGAAACGAGATTTAAATTATAGTGAGTTATTCGTTAATTATAGGAATATAGATTTATCTCTTGGGTGCAATATTTCTTGTGATAATATTGGCCAAGAAGAAAATATATCATTGTCGTTCGTTGAAGTCAGACAAAGATTATTAAATTTTGCATCGTATTGTTCAGGAGGTGAAGAATTTTTTGAATATGGTGAAGAAAATATATCACCAGAACCACACACATATCGATGCTATCAAACAAACAAACCGTTTGTGAAGGTTGACGAGCATGGTATAGAACGAAACTTCCGATATAGAACTGGTGGGTGTGATGGGATTATAACAAAAAGAAAAGGAAAGGCCCTCATAGGTGCAACAGAGTCTTACGAATATAATGCAACTGGTGAACCAATAACAAAAAAATCTACAGAATGTATTGCTGTATTTAAACAATATGGAGAGGGTGCAGTGGTAGTGTTTGGTGGCCACAATCCATATTCTGTGGGGGGACCACCTTGGAGTTTTGGTGGGTGGGGAGAAATCGGGCCGCATGATTCTTCTGTATACAATAATGACTTTTGGAAATTTATGGGTGAAGAATTTCTCGGAGAACATGTTCCAGATGAAAATTGTACAAGCATCTCATTGATAGAGACTATAGATTTAGAAAATCCTATAGCATCCAATTATGAAAATAACCCATGTTTACCCATAGCGGCATGTTGTTTGCCGGATGGCGAATGTGAAAATTTAAATGTCTACCAATGTTCATCAAAGTTCGGTGGGTGGAGTGGTAAGTGTTATAGGGACGAACAGAATTTCATGAATTATGAAGGTATGTGTAACAATACTGAATCAGAAAATATTCAAGATTGGTGTTGTCCAACATGCGAAGAATTAGAAATACCATGTGAATCCAGTTTGGGTCCTTGTTGTTTAATTCAAGAAGTAGAAAATCAAGAACTGGGTGAACACATTTGCACTGGTTTAAAACCTCAATGGGAGTGCTGTAAAGATTTCAGAGATGGTGATGATTTATTTGAATATGGATGGAATGAGTGCGGCGATGAGTGTGGAACTGAAGAAGAAGAATGCGAAAGTTGTATAGATGTAAATTGTGGGGATGGAGGGCCCTGTGCCGAATTTGAAATTTGCTGTTCGGACGGATTTTGTAAAACTACATGCGATCACTGCGGAGAAAATAATGCATGTGAAGATGGATTGTTGTGTTGTGATGATGGGGAGTGTAGGGAGAGTTGTGAAAATGTTTTGGGAATTTGTTGTAGAAGGGAATGGGCCCAACAGATTGATACGATGTTTGTTGTTGATATTGGAAGGTCTGTTGCGGGTGAAGAATTTCCATCATATCTTGACATGATTGCAACGGGAATGCGGGAACAATATTTCCCTTTCTTACTTACCGAACCCAATGATGATAGATTACACAGAGTAGGTCTTATTGCATATGGAGGCGAAGCGGCATTAATTAAACATTTAACACCTAATATATATGAGGTTGATGATGCAGTTCAAAATCTCCCTCATTATGATGGAGAATCTGTAAAAGAAGCAATAGATTTAGCGAGACTAGAATTTGCTGAGTTTAGTGATGCCAACAAATTAAAAATAATGATAATAATAACCCGCGGTGATTTGGCAGCTTCCAGTTCGCACGAGTATAGTGCTTTGGCTGCGGCGTATTCCGCATACAAAGAAGGTGTTAATTTGTATGTGTTGAAAATACCATATGATGGAGTAAAGGACGAAGATTTGATTCGGTGGGGTAAGATTCCCGGGCCATGCCTCAATTATTCATGTGCTAATAATAATGACTGCGAATATAATCAGTGTTGTTGCAGTGGTGTTTGTATTCCTGCATGTTGCGATGATTACGGTAATAACTGCACATGTAGGGAGAGTTGTGAATGTGAAAATTGTGGATGTGAAGGAATAGACCCAAATGAGTATCCTGCCTGCTATACTCTTGACGAGTGGATGGAGATGAACTTTTGGTGGGAAACGTGCAGTCGTCAAGGGTACAGTATACCTCTCATCAATGCCATTCCATCTTCTATCTACCAGATAGGACTAGATATATCTGGATGTTCGTGCTTGGGTATTATGAGCAGAGAACAATGTGCAATGTCTGTAGGAACTAATAGTGACTATGGTTATTTTAGAAATTATGTAGTTGAAGGGTGTGACCCGCCCTTTGGTGTGTTTGACGATTGGGATCCTGATAGTGGGTGTGTAATGGGTGGTAATTGCCACTGCCCCCCAAGCAATTTCTGTTCGATAACCGAACATGTAAGATGTGAAACGTGGCCGGGAGAAACCTCAGAATATTATTGGCCATATTATGATTGTGACCTAAACTCATCTAATGCAAATGTTAATATGTCATTAACTGGTGTTAAGTGTGGTTATTATGAACTTCCTGAAATAGTCTGCAATCATACAGATTTTGATATATCTTATCAAGTACCAGTAACGTATGATGGAAGTTACAATCAAAGTTCTGGATTTGTTCCATGTTCATCTGGTATGTTGGGCAACTGGATATCTAATACAGGAGAAGGAGAGGGGATTTTTGTTGGACATCCTGATGATGGTCTTGGTTGCGATATGGTGAATTGGTATGCTCATGGTTGGCCTGGAGAATTCGTAGTAAAACCACATGCCAGAGAAGATTGCGATGACATAGAATGGGTAGATGGGTTTGCCATTACTGGTTCTAGAAATGTACTAAGTGAAGGGTGTCCTATAGAAGTGTCTGTTAGAATTCTTAGAGGAGATAACACATGTACCGACCCAAGATTAGAAAAGTTTGAAATTCGATATCGATATCTTCATGGAAATGGTGACTGGACATGCACGGTTGATGGTGGTGGAAACAGTATAGGCGGAATGGTTAATACTATAAATTCAATTATTCCAGCCACAACGACAGAACCAGAAACTGGTCACATTTTGGCCCACTGTAATCATACAAATTCATATGGTGGTGATGAGGGTGATGGTATTTATCCCGACACTGAGTGGTGCAACACTTTATTTTCTTCATTAAGAATTAAGGGGGTTAATGATGATGAGGATTGGTCGGTGATTTGGAGAGATGAAACCGAAGGCGTTGGGGGTGTACACAGTGATATTGTTCCTGTTATGGTACAATACAGGAGATATCCTAGATTTAAATTTTCTGCTCGGCCGATTGTTCGTGGAGTACCAATATGCGATTTCGGTGATGCAAACTCTAACCAAACATGTTTTGATATTCTTACTGGCAATGCCGATGACAATTCAGTTTGCGAAGGGCCTTTAATGTTCTACCCCGAAGTATATACTGATTGGACAGGAACATATAATAGAATATTTGTACCTACGGATACTTGGATATGGCATAATCCTTTTGACCCTTTTGAAATTCCTAATTTCAACGATATGCCTGCTGATGACCTAGGTAGTTTTGAACCATCTAAATTAAATTTCCTTCCAAACGAACCAACTCCGCCATATTTTGGTGAGGTATCGGTTGATTTTATATAGATAGTATAGGGAATTTTAATGAATAAATTAAACATATTATCAAAACTTGGACATTATGCTAACGCAGAGTGGTCTATTAAAAAACAGATAACTCGATCCCACTGGGGAGTGTTTGATAAATATCCATGTGCGAATCCAGAAGGGCCGGTTGATAATTCTGAATGTCCCGAAGAAGACCCTCTTTGTAACTGTCCGTGTCCAGAATTAAAACCAGAAATGCCAGAAGAAGTTGAATACACAAATGTGTGTGATGCTATTTCTGGACATAAATTATTTGGCGAAGAGTGGATGGGATGTTCATGGAACGATTTAAACTCTCCATATAGTTGTAACTGTCCGTGTGTGGGTGAGAAATATAATGAATTTATTGAATACACAAGAACATATTCTACTTATTGGGATACTCCTAAACACCAACCCCTATGGAGAGAAGCACAGATGATGTTACTTAAATCTTCTGGTGCTGTAATGAAAATGCATGGCGACCTTACAATCAGGCCTGGACAAATAATTTATATAATTAATACCAGCGGAACTGGTGAAAAAATAAAGAATAAAAAATCAGGCGGGAGGTGGTTAGTTGAAAACATTTCCCATTCGATAGAACAGGGATTTCGGCATACTATGACTTTATTTTTGACTAGGGATAGTTCAATATATAACCCCAATGAATTTGATGCTCCAACATTAGAAGAAAAACCAAACCCGTGAATTTAAAATTATCTAATAATTATTACAATAAACATATACATAATATAATAAAAAAGGATTTAATGTGTCAAACCAAGCCCAATTTTCAGATTTCGATATAGATTTTACAAAGAATGCTTTTACGAATGATGTTTCTGTAAAAAAAGATTCCAATTCTATTAGACAATCTATGCAAAATATAATTTTAACATCACCAGGAGAAAAACCATTTGTATCCGCATTTGGATTGGGGTTAAATTCTTTATTATTTGAAAATCTTACAAGAGTTGATGAGGTAATATTGCGTGGGGATATTGAATATGTTTTGAAGCGATGGGAGCCACGAATTTCATTAAATAGTGTTCGGTTTGATTGGGATAAAATTGATTCAAATGAAATTACTTTGACTATAAATTATATTATTTTGGGGTGGGCAAACGGCGGAACACCGATTCACGAATCTATGAGCATTTCTTTAGGGAGAGTACGATAAATGTCTACATCACCAAACATTCAACTTGGAAGTTTAGATTTTAACGAAGTTAAAAATAGCATCATTGATTATCTTAAAACTCAAGACACATTAAAGGATTATGACTATGCAGGTTCTGCTGTTCAAGTTCTTTTAGATATTTTAGCATACAATACCATGTATTATGGTCATTATTCTAATATGATTGCAACTGAAATGTTCTTAGATTCTGCTCAACGGTTAGAATCTATTATTTCATTAGTAAAACCTTTGGGATATGTTGTGCCTGGAAAAACTTCTGCAACAGCAGTAGTAGTAATGACATCTTCTGGTCATGCCAACACATCCATTCCAAGATATTCTAGATTTTCTGGGACTGATGCCGATGGCATTCCTTATACGTTCTATACAACAGGAATAAATTACTTTGATGGTGAAGGTAGTGCGACTGTTACTGTCACCGAAGCAAAACATTTATTAAAAGAACTTCCATTAATAATTGATCAAAATACACAAAAATCATTTTTGCTTGGATTGGATATTGATATTAAAACTGTTAGGGTGGAAGTTAAAAATTCTGATACTGGAGAATGGACAGAGTGGGATAAGGTAGATAATATTCAAGCAGGTCTTGATAATAAAAGTAAAGTTTATTGGTTAGAAAGAAGTGAACTTGGATTTTTTGTTGTGTTTGGTGGAAATGTTGGGACTACTGAAAACATTCAAGTGGGATTGCAAATAGTCCCATCAGATGAAGTAAGAGTTTCTTATATTAAGAGCAACGGAGAAGAAGGAAATAATATAGGTAATTTTACTGCTTTAAGTTATCCACTTTCTGATAATACAACCTTTGAACTTTCTTCGGGTGGTACAAATGAACCCAATATAGAAATGATTAGATTTTTTGCACCAAAATGGTTTGCGGCACAAGATAGAGCGATTACTGTTGAAGACTGTAGGGCATTGTTAGCAAGCAGTGGGTTTGTTGGTGATGCTCCAGACCCATTTACAAAAATTAATGTGTGGGGTGGAGAAACAATGACACCGCCAATGTATGGTAGAGTTTTTATCTCCATCAATGATGAAAGTTCTTCGTCTGTAAATCAACAGGCCGAAGTAGCAATGTCAATTTTATTAGAGAAGACTTGTGTTTCCATATTGCCTGAATTTATGAACCCAGATTATTTTGAAGTTATTCTCCGCGGTATGATTTTTTGGGACCCATTAAGTACACCTTCACTCGGTGATAATGTAATCGGATTAGCAAAGAAAGCAGTCCTTGATAATTTTCCTTCGAGGTTTGAGAATATTTTTAAATTATCCGAAATTTCAAATATCGTAAACAAGTCGCACGATTCTATTGTTTCCAACCCAAGTGATTTTTCAATAACTATTAGAAAAGAAGTTGATTTAAATCAGTTACTTGAAGCAAAAACACTATACTTTAAACATCAACTTTTACAATCTAGTTTTGCAACTTCAGAATTTATTGCTGGGGGGATATTTGACAATATTCCCGATGGACAAAAAATAAGATTAAGGACTACAGGTACAGTTAATAATAACATTCAAGAACTTGAGGGATATTATTATACAGATGAAGGATTACTTGCGAGACTGTCTGGTGCCGGAATTTGGAATTCAAAAGAAGGTATTGTGATAATTAATCCTCAAGTTGCGGCCGAACCATTCAATGTTGAAGTTGTTCCTTTAAATTCTATATTTAAAGGAAATGAAAATATAGTATCCAGTGCTATTGTTGAATTAACACTAGAAAGTATAAACTAAACTTAATATGTTTTTCGGTTCAATTCCAATTAAACAATCTCCGCAGAATGAATTCTATAGAATGCTTTTGGTGGGACAAACCATCGAGGCAGAATTTACATTAAATAAAGTTGTAGATTCTGTTATTGATGTTCGTCATTTGTTTCCTAAGTGGATTTTAGATAGAAGTGAAATTGCATCACCTAGTAACTATCTTGTAAAATTTACACAAGCATATTACGATTGGTTATATAACTTTAGTAATTATAAATTAAGCACAACAACTATAAATAAAAAATTTACGACAGGAATTGTGGAGTTAATTGATATTGATAATACTCCAATAGAATTCCTAAAGCATTTTACATACACATATGCATCTGGATTTCCCACATGGTATATTGGAAGTACGGGTGACGGTTCTTCATATCGTACATACCTTACCAATACTGGAATTCGGAAGTTTATTAAAAATGTTCGACAATCATTCTACCAAAAAAAGAGTACAGAATCTGCATATGAATATTTCTTTTCATCTTTGTTTGGTTCTAATGCTTCCGATGTAGAATTCTATTATCCCAAGGCAGATATTCTTCGACTTAATGGAGGGAAAATTGACAGTTGGGATGTTATCACAGAAGAGGGTGTAACTGGACACTACGGCGGGGCTGTAGAGGGTGAACAAACATGGCATCTTGGTGGTAGTTATCTTAATGGTAGATACAAGATTCAAGATAGTAATTGGTATCAAGAATTTTCTTATGTGGTAAATGCACAAATAGACGAAACAGATGAAGATACTGGATTGCCGATTTACTTTGATGCTTTACAGTCTATGTTGCATCCTGCGGGAATGAAAGGTTTCTGGGAAAAAACAGAACAAGATTATATTCCACCTGATGATTTTGATGGGGGATTCAACCTCAGAGAAGTTCCAAGACTGAAAAATTATTTTGCATATAGAATGGATGACACTGCTTCCCTGCCTGTTTGTTGGGGGTGTTCTGGTAGTGGATTCACTCATGATGGTCCAACAGCAATGTTTAATGCTATTGCGGAAGATGACTTAGGTGGATTGAAGGGTTGGACATACGGAAGTGGTTGGGATGGTATAGGTGCTGGCGGTATTATTTTACACGGCGGTGATGTTGCCGAAGGAACAGATAGAGGTGGATATATACAGGGCGCGCCCGTTTATAATTATCCAGATTGGTCTGATGGAATTTCTGGGGATACTTCAACTCAGAGTGAGTTTAGTAAGATATATATTAGAGAGTTTATATATCTTTCACCATTAGAAAATAGTCCAAACACAGGAATAACAGGATGCACCGCATACAACGATAAACCAGGAGGGGCGTGCTACCCGTAAGGAAACAATAAATGACAGTAAATAAATCACCATTTACAAATAAACTTACCAACCTAAACATAACTGCTCTACGAAACATGGAGGGTCTTAGTTTAGTTTTTGGTAATTCTTCTACAAATTCTTCTACATCAACCACGCAAAATTCCCCGCAAAGTAAAATTGATTTTAGTGGTTCTATGGCATACGCTCAGAAACTTTCATATGATGATTTCAAAGCAGTTGCAAGAATTCCCGATGGTACTAATAAATACATCACTGCTTCAACATATCCAGGATTCTTTAGAGGAGATGATTCATATGCAATCCAAAATAATAAATCTTGGTTTGCTGATACTAAGGGGAACTTATTTCTTTTTCTTGGAAATTCTAAATTAAATTGGCGAGAAGCACACTACTCAACACAAAATTTGGATAAAGGACTTCCAGTACCTTCAGATGAAATAAGTACAACGGCTAATGGATGGGTATACGTTACAGTTGCAAAACTTTGGGATGGGATTGATTCAGTATCAAAGAAATGGATGTCTGTTCGCAATATTGATAATGAATATGAAGAATTTATTGAAAAGTCATCCAGTACAAAAATAAATCAAGCATCATCTATATGTGGTGTGGGTGATGAACAGAGAACTGGTACTTGTTGTTTATATTATAAAACTCCTTCATACGATTCAGTCGCAGGTGTTACCTACGCAATTGGAGATTTTTATCAATGTTCATGCACAAAGTGCTATAAATGTATAGAACAGGCAAAATTATTAGATAAGCATTATGTTTTTAATAAGTTTACTGGTGGAATTGGGCTTACGGCCGGTACTGGTGAAAAGTGTTCGGATTGTGATGGTGAAAACTATCCCAACGATTGTGGTCCCTGTGCATGTTCTATTGATATTGCTGAAAAGTCTGATGCTATTTTATCAGAATTTAATCTTCCGACAAGAGGAACTCCAATACGAAATGCAAAATATTCTAAAGCATGGAAAAACAACCTTAAAGGAAAAATTTATGTTTCCTTAACTCAAGAGTTTGAAAATCTCTCAACTGAACAAAGAAAGATTTCTTCAGCATATAGAGGAGTTGAAAAGAAACTTACACTGAATGGAAACTGTACAACTCCTGCTCATATTATATTAGCAACTGAAGGTAATAAAGAAAACGAAGAATATATTGTGGGACTCACCATTCTTGATTATGGTTTTGGATATGACGTTGCACCAAAAATTGACTACGATGCTTTGCAACTCATTTGTCCAAATATCAAAGAAGAACATTTTAGGATTACACACTTACCAGATATGCACAAAAATATTGGCGATTTGGTTGGTGGTATTCAAACAATGATAAAAACGGAAGTATTATTAAAAAATATAACAGACGCTACTGATGTTGGTTCTTTTACTAATTATGGAATTGTGATTTTAAGAGGAGAAGATGATGCACCATTTTGGCAAAATACAAATTCGATTTCTGCAACAACAGGATTAACAGAAAAAAATAAATATACTAATGCTGAAGTTAGGGGGGCTGATGCAGATAACAAAATTAAATCTAGTTTTGATTTTAACGGCAAATACGGAACAGTTGCTAATGCACGAACAGATTTAGAAGATAATAAATTAATTTTAGAAATCTTCCGCGCAAACACGGCCGACACATTTAACAAAGATTTTACAGATGATGCTGGAAAGGTTTGGATATCTTCTTCTACTGAAACTCCATCAGTTTCAACCAGTGGTTCTAAACTTGCACCAGAAAAAACAGATGTGCTTCATGTAAATAAATTTAAATTAAATATACCAGAAGCAGATAAAATTAGAGAAGACATTTCTTCAGCAACTTTCAGTATTGAAATCATATTTGCAGGTGGAGAAAACTTAATAGGAGATTAAAATGGCAAAACCAATAGCACCACTATATCAAGGTGGGAATCCTTCATTCCCATTATCATACTCGGCAACTACACCCTATAATAGTAGAGTTGAATCTCAAGAATTGGCATGGTCTGCCGGCGATACCGAAAGTCCTAAAAATTATCAATTCGTTGGTTTCAGGCCGGGATTTCCACTTCAAGCATCTGAATTAAACGAAATACAAGAGCATTTTCAAATGCAACTTACGCTGTCAATGTCTATGATGCACAATTGGATTTGCTCTGGTGCAGGACCTACATGGTGGGGGTGGAATGACCAATATCCAGGTGATGGAAGTGGTGTGGAGTTGCCAACTGATGATGTTCCTAATACTGGTGTCGGTGTTGGTGGTGGTGTCGGTGGCGGTGGTCACGAACAAATGAATGCGATTTCTGGACCTGGATGGAGGGGTGCGACACCACTACATCCTTTTGCATCGCCATACAGACAGCAAGCAAATGCAACATCATCACCGTCAGTTGAATTTGAAAAGTTAAATGATAATGAGTTAAAAATTACAATAAATCCTGGATGGTGGTTCGTTGAAGTTCGTGGTTATAATGATGGCAGTTCATCAGTAGGACATATAAGTGGATTAAAACATTGGATTTATGTTAATGAACCCTACGACACTACGATTGCAGTTGGTGATGGTGGAGATGTAGACATTCCTGTTGGATTTGAACTTCAAAGTAAATATTATAGATGCTGTGATACTTCTGATGACTCAGAAGAAAATCCATGTGACCCAAATCTCGGTGATAATGCGGCCGGATTTGCAAACAGTGTTGCATGTGGTGCTAGTAGATATGCTATTGACGCAATTGGTGTAAACCACCCTACAAATTGGCCAACGGATGGAGATTGGTCTGCTTCAGCAATCACTGAATACGAAAACCTTTCTCTAATATGCAAAGTAAATCCTGTACAAAGAACTGTTAGATATATGAATAATTTGCTTATTGGACAGTTCACCCAATGAATATATAAAGTAAAGAGATATATAAAATATGCCAGAAAATATAGACAACCTAGTACAAGATAATAAGTATCAAATACCATACTTAACTGGAAATCACACATTTGCAGATTGGGCAAGTTTTTATAATACTCTTATTGTAAATAAATTAAACCTAATTGAAGTGTTTAGGGGTGCATCTGGTGATGGTATCGTATTTACGTTGGGTACGACTTCTGATGTTGACCCTGTTGGGGGTGCTACATCTGGTTATGATTTATTATCTGGAACATTTAGATGTGATATTGCCGAAACTATTGCCAGAGGAGTTACTTTTCAGGGTGATGTTAGCATAGACGGAACATTAAATTATGATTTTTCTGGAAACGAATTATCTACTAAGATTAAGTTGTATTCAGATAACGGATTTACAGGAACTAAAGGGTTTACCTTTGGAATGCCTGTTAGAGTTGCAAAAACAAATCCAGTCAACGGTGAAGAGGGGTGTTCAGGTGATGCAACTTATTACTTAGGAAAAGCAGACAGCATCAACAATGCAGAAGTATTTGGTGTTGTTTCTGGTGTTACTTGGCCAGTAGATGGAACAGCATATAGTAATTCAAACACATGGATTGAAGCAACACTTGGTGGTAAAATTAAAGGTGATTTCAGTATCGCAAATGACCACACCGCAGGATTAAGTGCGGGTGTGGTTTACTTCCTAAGTTCGGGAACAAGTGGTGGACTTACTCCTGTTGAACCCACAGTCGCAGGGCAAGTGTCCAAACCGATGATTTTGGGAATTACCGCAGATGAGGGTGTTGTTTTAAATTACCGTGGGCAATTCCTTCAGGGGAGTGGCACAGGTGGTACTGGTGGTATCAATGATAATAGATTTATTGTTGCAGAAAGTAATGCAGAATTAGTAAAGGGTGTTGTTGCACGATATGATGGTGATGGATGGAAACTTGCAAAATCTCCAAACCAAGTTAGTGATGCAGTTGGTTTGGTGGTTGATAGGTTTACATTAGACGGTACAACTTATATTGAAATAGTTTCTTGTGGACACGTTAATGATATTCAAGTTGTGGGTGGTTCTCAAGGACTTTTATATATTGACTCAAATGGAAAATTGTCTTCTGTGGCACAATCTGGTGGTCAGAAACCGTTCGCGGTTGCTTGGCCAGATACTTCGGGAAGTAGTATCCGCAGAGGTGTGATTATAAATCAAAACCACAGTGGGGGTGGGGGTTCATCAACAGCAACAAATGGTAATTGGGCATTTCGTTCTACAACATCGGGTGGTACGACATACGGTTCTGCTATTAATAATAACATTATGATTAATGGTGCGTTTGATATTTGGCAACGAGGAATTGCTAAAGATGCAGTATATGATGCAACTGGAACAACTTACTTTGCAGATAGGTGGGTAAGGATAGATGGATTGTCTGGTGGTGGAACTACACCATCGACATATAGTTTACAACGACAAGAGTTTGCAAAGAATCAAACGAATGTATTTGGTAATCCAAAATATTATCTTTCATCTACACACACGACCACTGGTAGTCCAAGTAATGGTGATAGAATTATTATTCAAAACCGTATCGAAGATGTTAGAACTACAAGAGGACAAGATGTAACATTATCTTTCCATGCAAAATGTGGTATCACTGGTGCAACTATGGGAATTGTAGTAGACCAATATGATGGAACAGATACAGCAAAAGCAACTGTTGCTAATGCCTCACTGGGTAGTGTTTGGGGTAAATATGAAATTTCATTCACCATGCCGAATGTCACAGCAACTCCAACAGGGAAACACTATGTCGGTGTTGGATTTGATATTACAAATCTTAATACATCTTTCGACCTTGCTAAAGTTAAACTTGAACGTGGATTGGTTGCAACTACAAATACATCAAATAACGAAGACGAAGAACTTAAACAATGTAGTAGATATTATCAAAGAAGTTATAACATTGATGAAAATACACACAGTGTTACGATGATTGATAGTAACAATCCAACTATTACTGTAATAGATTTTACAACCACACCAATGAAAGATTTATATTTCCGTTATCCTGTGAGAATGTATGGTAATCCTTCGGTTACATTCTTCTCGCCAAAAACAGGTACAACTGGAGATGCATATAATAGAACTGCCGAAAAGGACTTGAGGTATACTTCAGGAACAATCGGATACAGTAATGCGACTAGAGTTTCATCAACAGGTGCAACAACTATTATAGCAGAACATAGCACCAAAGACGGAATGTATATTGTTGTTCCAGAAGGAACAGTGTTGTGGGATCAAATTTCTACACATTATGTTGCGGATTCAGATTTAACAGAGGATATGCCAAATGCATAATGGAGATAATTAATGCCGAGTTGCTCATCAAATAGTTCAAACCTTTCTGGAAATGTAAACATCAATAACATCACAAATAGTGGTGCAAGACTTCTAATGACTATTCCTTTGAGTGGATTTTCTGGTGGTAGAATATCGGGTCCAATTGAAGACACGGACGGTGTAACTGCGGGGGATGCTATTAGATATGATGCAGTAGTGAGTAGTGTTAGTGAAGGTAAATATATTAAAGCACAGGCCGATTCGCCGGCCAACTCTGAAGTGGTCGGAATTGTAGAAGAAGTAACACCAGTTAATCCAGTTGATCCACAGTCTGGTATTGCAACTATTGTAATTTCTGGTCAGATAAATTATCCTGAAAGTAAATTAGTTACCGCCACACACATTGATGAAGATGCGGGAGTTACTGGTTCTGCGGGTGGAAATGATATATACTTTTTAAGTGCCGCTACTGCTGGTGTCTTACAAAATCTTGCACCTGTCAGTCCAACACAAGTCATAAAACCGATTTATCAAGTAGCACCAGATTCACCGTGGAGTGGTCAAGTTGTTAATTATATTGGATACCAATCTGGTGGCCAAATTGTTGCAGAACAGAAAGACATCACGCCTCCAGGTACATTCACGATGCTTCCAAGATACGGGGGCCAGAGAAATTCGCCAGAAGTTGGTTGGGAATTATACGGTTCAAAATTTAATCTAAGTGCAACAAATGGTGACAAGACTTATCTTGGATTGTATGATATAGTCGGTAATATTTGTAAAGTTACTACAAAATGCTATATTAATGAAGCACCAACATCTTCTAATGTCGGTACATTCGTAAATGTAAGAAAAGATAACAAAAAAGTTCTAGTTGATGGAAAGATTGTAGGGTTTAATATTGCAGATAAAACCATTAATGTTGAATGGAAATCATCTAACTTTGACAATATAGACAAATACTTAACAGAAGGTAGAATTTTGAATCTTTCTTCTGGTTCATTATATACGCTGTCATCGTTTGAACGTATGAA